ACCGATCTTGTTTCATCTTCTGCTACAATATTAATTTCTGTACCTTCTGCTAATTCACCATCATATTCAATAACTGTACCGTCAGATAATTTAGCTGTAGCTAATTTTATTTCGGTTAGATTGAAGTGTTGTTTAACTAAGGCTTTTAATTGTTCTTTATTCATTGTTATCCTATTAATCGTTATCTATAAATATATTCTTCTAAAGGGGGTATTATTCCTTTTTATTACCATATTTATGTTCATAATAAGTCAAAGATTTACTTTGTTTAATTATAAATAATTTCTGGTCTTTAATCATTAATTCCATTTCATTATTAAGTTCCCTCAACACTGAAATTTCAGATTTTAACCTATTAGTAACTGAAATAAAATTAGCTTCAAAATCAATAAGGCTAGCTTTATATTTTACATTTAAATCATCGACTAATTCCTGGTATAAATCTAGGTTTTTTTTAATATTATCTAGGTTTTCCCCTTCAACTTGATTTTTCTTCGTTTTTATATTTAGTTTATCTAAAATTAATCCTCCCCATTTAATACCAGCTGCCGCAGATAAAATTGGGGCCAGATATGGTAAAATCTGCATTATATTCTCCATCTATTTATTTATTTATTATTTCATTTATAAAATAACCCTCAATAGAGAATCCTTTAATATTTCCTTTCTTAATTAAATCCCAAATTTCCTGATTATCTACTTTATATGAAGCCATCCAAGTACCTTTAGGTAAATCATATCCAAATTTATTTGCTTTATCTGCTTTAGGATCTTCTATAATCCAAGATTCAATCATATAAACATCATCAACCACTTGGTTTTCATCATGTTCTAGATTTACTTGATCTAATTTCTTTTCCTTCATCATTTTATAGGCAATCTTACGAATACCTACTTCATCAAAATAAACATGGAATTGTTCTTTAGTTTCATCATCAATCCTGAAAATTAATTTGTCTGGAATCATTAATGGTCCTACTAAAATTTGTTTTTCATCAATAAATGAAAATATTTGTTTTTTAGGAATATCATTCATTATATCCATTAATATCATCTCTAGAATTTCATCCTCAGTATATACTTCTTTAACTTTATTAAATGCATGAAAATTCTTTTCAATAGCAGGTTTGTTAACTAATGCTACAAAATCAAATCCATTCTCTAATAATGTATCGTCTACGTTTAGTTTTATTATTTTCATAGTTATAAATATATTTTTTTTAAAAGGATCTCCTTGTATTAATTTTTGCATCACCCTCAACAGCGTCTGTAACATCACCTTGAACAACATATGCTCTAACTGTTGTATTAGATGTAGTATTCGGTGATACTGATTGAATATTATCAAATGATGGTGTAGCTACAGTTCTAGTTGATGATATAGATGGAGTTGCATTAGCAAAACTAGGTGTAGATAATGATGGTGTCCCAACTGATTTATTACCTGGTGTTTTAGTACTTGCAATCTTTTTAACAGTAGCAATACCAGAAGCAACTGCAGCAGCTGCGGCAACAGCACCTAAAGCAGGACCTACGACAGGAATACCTGATAATGAACTAAATGCTGATATAGCACTTGAATATGTATCGATTGTAGTAGAAGCAATAGATGCGGCTTTACCAGCAGCTGTTTCTTCACCTAAAACCCCAGCTAAAGTACTTGCAGTTTGACTTGCTATTCCAACTGTGAATTTCTGTGATTCCTTTTCATTACTTTGTGATAAATCTTTGGCTTGTTTTTCTAAATTAGCTATTTTAGCCTCAGATATTTTTTTAATCATTACACGTTGTTGTTCTGTAAGACTCTCATCTTCTAACAACTTAATCTGTTCTTCTCTAATTGCCGCTCGTTTAGCTTCAAATATTTCAGCCTGTGTTTCAGCATTTAGTTCTTGTAATTCTAAATCCAATTCACGATCTAATTCAGCACTAGAACGTTTTAATTCTAATTCCTTTGCTAATTGTTCTTCTTCTGTTGTAGTCTTTTCTTTACGTAGAGATATTTCAGATGTTATTTGTTCTGAACGTTGTCCTTCAATACCTGCTAATGCTTCTGTTTTTTTAGTTTGAGCTTCAATTAACGCAACTTGGTTTTCAATATTGTTATTTTTATCTAATTCAGCCTGAGCAACAGCAATTTCAGCATTAGCTAGTTGATTAACTATTTTTTCTCTATTGTCTAATTCTAATCTTAATGCCTCACTAGCTGCTAACCTTTTTTCAAATGATTCAGTTTCATCATCTCTAACTTGTCTTTGTTTTTCAGCTGCAATATCTGATATAGCTAACTGTTTACCTAATTCAGCTACTGCTAACTTAGCTGAGTTTGCTAATTCTACATTGGCTTTAGCAGCATTATATGTTTGTTTAGCATAATTGGTAATTGCAACAGTTGCATAATTAAAAACTAAAGAAGCACCAGTTATACTATCTATAACACCCTCCTTTATTGAAGTACCAAATGATTTAGCTGATTCAACGGCTCCTTTAATATCACCTGAAAATAGTTTAGTAATGGTAGTACCTAGTAATCCTAATGAATTTACTAAATTCGATATATTATTTAGTACCACTGCTTTGATAAGGTTTGCAAACTTCTTAAATTCAGTAGTCATAAACGATACTATCTTAGTTGAATCAGTTGCAAAATTAACAAAATCACTAAGAGCAATCGATAATGTTTCAGTTGCATTTGCTAAGAAATCAGCTACCTTTTGGTTACGTGTAAATGCATCACCTAATTTAGCTAATAATGCAACTACCATACCAATACCAATAGCTTTAAAAGCAAGACCAATTGCATTAATTCCAGTTGAAGTACCTTTAGCTGCCTTACCAGTATTTTTAACTGCTTTAGTTGCGTCTTGTGCTTTTTGTTCTACTTCTTCCAAAGCATCTGATTCAGTACCTATTTTAGATATTTGTTCTACTGATTTACCTAGGGCTTCAGTTAATGCATCTATGGAATCTTTAATTCCATTAATATCCCCTCCAATAGCCTCTAAATTCTTTTTAGCAGATTGATTGTTTACTTTAATATCATATTCTATAATTGTACTCATACTAATAAATATAGTTTTTTAATTTTAATATGTAACCTATTAATTAGTTAGATATCCTGTGTTAGTGTATAGTCTAATTAGTTCAACCTTTGTTACTGCCTTCTGATTTAAATTAAAACCTGTTATTTTATTTATTCTATATAACTGGTCTTTAATAAATATTTTATCATTTAGAGAAATATCTTTATATTCATGAGGCATAAATAAGATATCTAAAGTAACCTTACGTGATTCATCCCAATATAACCCATCGATATAATTTGACCAGTATAATTTATATGCATTATCTGTTTCATTACCAACTTGTGATGAATACCATAAATCCTTTGGCACTATATCATTATTTCTATTTGATAATGTAGAGAATGTTGTAAAGTTTTGACCACCAAATAAGAATGATGGTTCTGATGAATTATTAGCTAGGCCAGCTACCGACATATTATCTCGTCTATATCCTAATTTAGGTTTAAATTTAATTGTTTTACGTGGTTTATCTCCATCTAATTGATATAGATGAGGTATTCCATTGTTTATATTAACAGTAGTATTAGTTGATGTATCAGTTAATATTGTTGCTGGTATTATTGGAGCAAAGAATGAACCTATCTTACGAGTACCATTTGATATACTAGATGGTGAATTATATTCATGCGTACCATATTGTTCATTAGGATTATTATCTTTCGATTCCTGTGATAACCTATCAGTATCATCTTCATCAGTAAATGTAATTATAGATGGTTGGTCTGATACCATATTAGATATTGATACTCTTTTTGATGCATCATACTTAGCTGTCCAATCCTTAATCTCACCATTATTTATAAAATCATTATATGGTTCTATAATAAAATGTTTGTTTATTAAATTTCCATTAATATCAGTTGGTGATGGTGATGCTATTAAATTAAACTTTTCAAATATACCTTTAACAAAATCCAATGATTTAGCTTTAGCATCAAACTCACCAGCGATATCTGTACTAGTAGTAGACCAATCAATTGGTGTATATAATGTTTTAAATGAAGTAATATATGGATTAACTGTCCATGTGTTAAGTTTTGTTGCTGTAATATTCTGTACTCTCATCATCATAGTAACTTCAGTACCTGATGGTAATGTTAAATTTGGAGTTGTAATCTTAATACTAGTATTAGGAGTTACATTTTGTACCACAATAACTGAATCAATCGCATAAGCATTATCATTTATTACACTAACACTAGTATCATATACACCAATTATTAATGCCAATTGAGTTATACCCTCGGCCTCTGGGTTATTAAATTGGTTCTCTAATAAAATATTACCCTCAAATTGATATATACCATCTATTGGGGTAGTATAAGTATATGTACTAGTATTATAGTTATTATCAGGATCAAATGTTTCACTATCCATTCTTACTCTAGCAATAGTTACTGCAGAAGGTGATGTAGAACCTGATAGGTTATTATATGTTGTTAATGGTTTTGAAATAAATCCCACACTTTGACCTTGATCACTTGCAATACCTAAGAATGTATCTGCTTTAGGTAATACATATATATTATTAAAATCAGCTGATGATAGGAAATTAGATGAATATGAAAATCCAGCCTGTTTAAATATTTTACCCATTACTACCTTAACTCGTATAGCAGGTTGAAACTGTTCAATTACCATGGGTGTTAATGTTTTATCAAAACTACCAAATCCAGTATTAATACCAGAAGCTTGTACGAATCCAAATGTATTTTCATTATGATATTGATCCATACCTTGGTCAACTAAAGGATAGAATATATCCCCATCAAACAATTCATTTTCCCAACTACCTGTAACATTTGCAGGTGAATAATCATGTATATACTCACTGAAATCTATTTCTGAAATAAGTTTATTCTTTAATACATCCTTGAATCCAATAAAGTTATTACTTACAGTAGTTTCATATAATATATATCCATTCTCATCTGCTATAATATTATCTAATGTAATATCGCCCTCTAAGATTATTTCACTATTAGAGATAATTTCACATCTAACAGGTGAGAAAAATCCTGGTATATTATTAGAACCAACATTATAAGCGTTATTAAAGAAAGCATTATTATTCTTAGTTCCAGGTAACACAATCTTTTGTGATGATATACCAAATAATTGACCAATTTCTGTATTCTCTACCGCACTAATATTCACACGTATAGGTAACTGTGATGTTAAATCTAAATCGTGTGGGATACCATCCTTATAAGCTCTTAATACTGAGTTATTATCGTTTCCTATCATTATATATTTCTCTTACTATTTGAATATTTATATTTTATTGAATATCTGAATATTTTTTGTCCTCGTTCACTTATATTATAATCAAAATTATTTGAAGTAACTACTACTGGTATAAACTGACTATTATCTTGAATAAATACAAGCGGAGATTCGAATAATTCAGTAATCCAATCTGCTTGTTCTTTAGTTAACCAATCTGTTTCTGCAGTATATGAATCCTCTAATTCAGTGTAATATTGAGTTGTACCTCTATTTTGTGAATTATATGATATAGTACCTCCAGTTGTAGAATAATTTACATATGTTTTATCATAGGTTTCTCTATTAACTGAACCTTTCTTATCCCCTGAAGCATTAGCAGTAAAATAATCCATTACTCCTAATTTATTTATAAAAGCAAATCTAGTAGAGTTTTCAACTTGACATTCTTGTCTCTCATATATTAATGAAACTGAACCTGTAGTTGCAGTGGATGATGTTTCTTTAAATGATAAGATAACTTCATAATATTCCCATTCATCCCCTAATATTAATGAACTCCAATTATAAGTAGTGGAATTAGATAATGGGGATTTATTACATGCTAACATATTTCTAGGTCCAACACCAATATGTAATAATTGCATAGGAGTAGTTAACGAACCTAATACTGAATTATAAGTAGCTCCAGTATAATTAATATTAGTTGCACTTGCAGTACCCCATGGTCCACAATTAGTATTATCAGTTGAGTTTTGAGCTAACCATAATGTATCTGTAAATAAAGATCCATCTTCTAATCTTGGAATTTGTATTACAGTACCATCCTCATCATAAAATTTAACTGTAGCATTTAAGAATATATTTTCAGCAGTAATACTTCCCCCACTTTCCCAAACCCCATTTAATACTGATATTGTTTCATATTCGTGGATAGCTATTGGTTTTCTAGTTGAAACTGTTTTATAAGGTCTATTAGATAATATTGGAGAATTATTAGTAGCTAATGAAAACGCTTCTCCCCATAAATTACTATTTAAAGCCCATTCAATATCAACTTGAGACCAATATGTTGCTGTTACATCATTAAATAAGTAGGGTGAAGGATTAAAATTAAAATCTCCAGATGTTCTTTCAACCACAAATGGATAAACAACTGAATCATCCCCAATTTTTGATGGTAAACCAACTGTATCATTAATTCCATTATAAACTAAAGAAGATCCAGTAGGATTCAATGCCCATTCCTCCCCAAACTTAATTAGGAATTTTTTAACTCCCTTATCATCTCCTATTATTACATTACCTCCAGTTCCAACTATTGTCATAGGTAATTTATAATCAAGGTAATTAGATAACATTCTACCTACATTAAATACTCCATATCCACTTGGGTTTTTAGATTGTTTTAATCTGGTAAGTAAATTATCATCTTCATCCTTAATATCTACAACATATTTGAATTGATCTCTACTCCCATTATTGGAAGATACAACATAAATCATATCTGAGTAAGCGGCAGCTGGATAAGTAGGTTGTTGGGTGATTGTTATCGCCATTATTTTTTAATTAAATTATTTATATTATTTGTAATTACTGTTTCAAATGCTTTTGTTAATTCATTTAAAGCATATCCATTTTTAATTTCGTTTATACTAGGTTGAATAAATGGTTTAGGTTTAGGATCAGTACCATGTTTACCTATATTTATTGCAATTGCATAAGCAAATTGTTCTCGAGTTAGACCGCTTGGTATAGAAATTGATTCCATTTGTAACCATTCCATAATTGGTGTTACTGGAGGAATATTACCTGGATTTCTACCTATACCTTCATCAACAAATAAACCATAATCAATCATTTGGCGTTTTATACCATATAATCCAGTTGATATTTCTTCACTAGTAAAGACCAATGAGTCTATTAATTTACCTGTATTATTAGATCCATTAGATTTGATATTATCTATCATAGTATCTTTAAGCTTATCTCCTATTTTATCTAATGCTGCTTTAATTATTGGATCCATGTAATTTTTACGTGATTTTAACCGTTATCTTGCATTATAAACAAGGAATCGACTGAGTGGTTGAAACAGTAATAGAATACAACCATCCACATACTCTATCTTGAAAAGATTCCCATAAAGGAGATACATTTTGTATTGTAATAGTTATATCTTGTTTATAATCATTTAAAACCCCACCAATTATATCATAACCATACTGCTCAGTCTGGCTCATTTTTAATGTAGGTGAACCTTCATCTAAAGGTGGTACATCTAAAGAATATAATTCAAATACTCTATTATTCTCATTAGCCTGAATACCTGGAGATGTTAATGGTCTAAGAAATATATATGGAAATTTTCTATTTTGATCTGATGCATCTAACCAATGTAAAGGACCAGAAGAAAATGTAATACCTGCTGTATGACATTCTACTACTGTTTGAAATCCATCTATAATTTGTTTATAATTTAACATCTTTATTTATTTAAAATTTTATTTACCTCTTGTAAGTGAATACCTAACATTGATGCTATTCTATTTGGATCAAAAGATTTAGATAATTCTATTACTTTAATTTCTTTTTTAGATTGTTTTTTAATATTCACTTCTTTAGTAGTAATCTTTTTTACTTCAGGTTTTACTTTTCTAGTTATTTGTACTTTCGCCATAATATTATCGTATTAAATTCATTTGTTTTCTTTGTTGTTCCATTTCTATATTATTAAAATCTTGATCTATAGATAAATAATTCAGAACAAATATAAAATTTAAATCTGTTATGCGGCTATCTCCTGTAATGGACAGGATATTACTTTTTGAGAGTGAATAAATTGTCCCAAACCAGCCCCAATAGGAATTAAAACTTCTTGAATTATCTTCTCCATTTTGATCTCCTTCTCCAACTTGGTCAAAGAACTTATATTGTTTAAGTATAGAGTTGCGGTCGCTAAAAAAAAAACCAAGGAACCCATTGCAAATGGTAATGGGAAATCATCGAAATGTTTTTCATCATAATCCTTATCGTCCTTCATTTCATCATAATCCTGAATAGTGTAATGATTGAATATATTTTCAGATGAATTTTTTCTTAATTTAATTCCATTTTTAATAAGGTATTTAGCACTACCTAATTTATTTTTCTTAATTGGTCTATATAATATTGAGATTATTTTAGAAATATTTACATTACTATTTTTACATAGGTTTTCTAAATCAACATATTCCCCTAATTTCATATTTTTAAGTGCAGCAAAACCATATTCTTTACCCTTATATTCAATTATAGGATGGAATTCATTTTGTATTTCCATTAATTTCATTAATTCAGTTGATATTTTAACTAATGAATTTATATCCCATGTTCTAACTTCCTCTTCTGTTTTATCACTTATAACAGTAATAATCCTTATCATTTTATTTAATTCAGTTAAATGTTCAATATTAGTCAATTCACTAAATTGTTTTAATGTAAGAAAATCTGGAATTTTTATTTGTACTTTCTGTTTCATGTTAATAAATATGTATTTGTTATTTCAAGACTCGATAATTAGATATATTTTCCATTTATATATATCCTATTGGCAGTAACTATAGTATTTCTAGCATAATTAGCTAACCATAATGAATCGACACAATCATCATTTAAACCTGATGGATGGGTGAATGATACTTTACCATTTGGAGACATTTTATAAATCCAGGCAGACATTTCATTATATAAATAAGGAAATAAATCACGTGATGGTAATTCTAATTTCATTTCCTCCATATCAGATATTAACATTGATACTGCTTGGAATTTATTATCTTGAGTTGTTACCCAAGGTTTAATTGAATTTAATTTAGGTTTTAGATTTTCATATATAGCTTTACCAATATTATTTGTTTCACAATAACCGCCTGTTAATTTATATTGAGATAGGAATTTATATATTTTTTCACTTGCATCATTTATAGTACCTCCATTGAATCTTAGAATATCTATAACCTTTCCAGATTGATCTATAACCGTAACTACTGTATAATCATTTGCTAGGCCAACATCTATACCAAAAAATAATTTAAGTGGAGAATTACGGCTAAAATCGCGTAAAGAACATGAATTATCAATATTTCTAAACACATCAGCTGATGCATCTGTGAATTTAGCTAAATATTCTTGTTCAAATATTGGAGTTGGTAATGATTTTCTTTGTTCATCAATAAAAGAGTGATCAGCATAAGGATTATCATAAGAAGTACCTGCAAATGAAATATAAGTATTATTTTCTTTATCTTGACCTTTAAGGAAATAAGTATGGAACCAACCTTTTTTAGGAGTTGATATAATTAAACATTTTTTACCTAATGCAGTTAATGTAGGTAATATTGATTCATTAAAACCTAATTCAGGTATGAAAGCTGCTTCATCAATAACCATGTAATGGAAGGAGAAACCTCTAATGTTGTTTGGTCTATCAGCTGATAGGAATTGTAATGTAGAACCGTTAATGAATTCAATTGTTAATTCTGATTTGTTATTATTGGTTATTATTTCCTTACAGTATTTATTTAATTCCTTAAATACCTTTCTACATTGATTATAAGTTGGTGCTATCCATGCACCTATTTGATCATTTTTACCTAGTAACCAATATAATATTAGATTTTGTGCTAATAAACTTTTTCCAGCCTGTCTACCTACAGATACAACCCCAAATTTATGTATAGAGTCAGCAAATCCATTGATGATTTCTTCTTGCTTATTATATGGTGTAAATAATTGTATTGAAATTTGGTTAGACATTATAAATAAAAGTGGAGCAATAAAATATTAACCCCTGAACCTGGTTAAAATTAAATTACTCCGATTTTTTATTAGTATGGTTCAGATACTATATTGTATTAATAAATATATTATTATGAAGGAGATCCCCATGATAATTTAATATCACCTTTATGGGTCACTTCTTGTTTTTCAGTTGCATCTAAACCACCTATTTTTCTTAATTGCTCTATCGCTTTAAGTCTGATATGTTTATTATCATCATTTGATAATTCGTTTAGATTATTGATTAATTGGGTTACTTTAATTAAATCATGTTTTTCAACTTGTTTATCTATATCTTCCCAACACAGTTTCCATACTTTGGTTGCTTGATCTTTACCTATATTGTATTTTTCTTTACATATATCACAAAATGTTCTCCAAGTCAATGTTTCATCGATAATTCGATCCTTCATTTCTCGTTTCATCATTATGAATTCTACTTTATTTGATTTATTTGCCATATTTTATATTTTATTTACACTTATATTATCAATGAATACTCTATTACCTACCGTATTTCCGACAGATGGTACAATTTCTAATTTAATTATTCCATCACTACCGGAATCAGCCTTTGATATTGACCTACTAAACCAAATGTTTGAGGCGATTATTACACCAGCACTAGCCCCATTACTAGATGCTAAATTAAGTTGTGCAAAACCATTAGCTCCTGCACTGGTTTCTGATTTTGCATCGAACGTTATATTAAAGGTACCAGAACCAAACCCACTAATTATATACTCTTGATGCCCAGAAACACCAGATGTATTTATACATTCCAATGAATATGAACTACCATCACCTGCATTCTCTGTTGATGATGTTAGTGTAGTAGTACCACCTACACCTGACCAATCACCACTTATAGTATTAGTTTCTTCTAAATTACCAGAACCAGCATCATTACCCAAATATAATCCAGATGATATTTTTAATGGAACTCCATCATTTAATTCATATATTCTAAAATCATCTACCCATAGTTTTTCAGTACCATTTCCTGTAGCACCTGGTTTTAAGGTGTACCAGTACAACCTTAAATTAGTAGTTGCAGTTGCTTTAATAGTTACTTCATAAGATATCCAAGTTAAAGAGTCTATATTAATAGTCGTACTAAAACCAAAATTCAATTGACACTTACTTACTTCGGATGCTTTTGCCAAGAATTTTACAACATATGTTATACCATTTACTACTGGATGGAAACTATCCCTATACTGTTGCACATCAGTTCCTACAGACTCAATTCTAAGACATCTAGTACCTACTTGTTCCTCTACAGTATCAACATAAGGTACAGAGAATCTAGCAGGTGTAAACACAGTTAAATTAGTACCCTCTGTTTTATTATCCGATATTGGAGTATCAGAAGGGAATATATCTGTTGAAGATACTACAGCTACAGATACATGGTTAGAACCACTTGATTCATTTTCAGCAGCATCTCCAGCAGTTATATAATAATAGTAGGTATCATTAAAATTAGTTATTGTAGTATCAGTTGTTGTAAGAACATTCCCTACAGTTTTTAATAATGTGAATCCACTATCAACTCCTTCTGAACTTCTATATATTTTATAACCTGATATACCTATATTATCTGTAGCTGCTGTCCAAGTAAGTGTAGCTACTTCAATATTATTCCTAACCACAGAACTAAGCGTACCTACTACAGGTGCAAGTGTATCATTAGTCCATACAACATCAGTACCTGAATATACTTTTTTTACTTGTGTACTTCCGAATTTTACACCTTGTATATTTATGTTTCCGAATTTCATTATATTATAAAGTATAAAGTGTTATCATCTGGTGTTATACCATCGTATTGAGCCTGAGTGAGGGTAATTATATTTGAGGTTTTATCACCAAAGGAATCTGTTTCATTTGTTATTGAGTTTGGTGCTGTAATATTACCAGTAGATGCGCTGTTAGTATCACTACGTAAGAATTGTGAACCTTGTAAGCCATCAAGAGTATCTGCATCTAATCCACTACCTGCTCCGTCATTTCCAGAAGTCCAAGTTTCTACCCAAGGCTGCCATGTATTTACTTTCCTTCTAGTGAAAATTCTATCAGTGTTATACTCATAATATACTTGTTTAGCTGCATTAGCATCCCAAGTGTAATTAATTAAAGTAGAACCTATAGTAGTTGCTCCGCTAGGAAAATTTGTAGCTCCTGTTGTAATTCGGTGTTTACCGTTTATAGTTATATCGTTTAAGTCTCCACTATAATCTGAAGCTATACTTCTTAAAAACTCTGTAGAGTCTAAAGCGTCTAATAAATTAGAATCTGCTGCCTTTGCATCTATACCTAAATAGAAAGCTGAATAATCCCCTACTTCCGCAGTGATACCACCAACTCTACCGAAAACAGAATCTACTAAACCTGCTCCACCACCACCTACTTGAACATAGGTAGAACCAGACCATCTATAAATGAAATTAGTGTCTAGTGCTACGTACAACTTACCTGTCTCTCCTGTAGCAGGGAAGGCAGCTAAATCTGCGTACTCTAACACATCATCTACAAATGAAGGTAAATATGATGTATCTATTATGCCAGAACCATTTAATGGTACATACCCTCCTGCTACACCTTTTTCACTTGTTAATTGATAATTTGATAAGGAACTTGATAATGCGTATCTACCATCAAATGATGATGATAATGATGATAAACCTAATCTTGTTGCTGTGAATAAACCTGTTGCAGGATTAAAATTAACTGTTTCAACATAATTATTTTGGAAACTTGTTATATACCCTTCATCATTAGTAAATTGTGAATTACTAGAACCGCTTACAGTATAATTTTCATCGTTTATAAATTGACTATTTGATGAACCTGATATAACGTAGTTAATATCATTATTAAATTCGCTTATAGATGAACCTGATACAACGTAATTTGCATCGTTTGCGAATTGTGATACATCAGAACCTGATATAGTATAGTTTTTATCGTTATCGAACTCACTAATCGCTGATCCACTAGGTACGAAGTTGTTGTTATTATTTAATTGGCTTATATTTGAACCACTTGTAATGAAATTACTTGGATTGGAAGTACTATAGAAATTACTATTTACTTCAGATTTGCTATATACATCTAGGTTTGTTCTAGCTGTTGTCTTATTTGGTAAATCATTTAAATTTTCCGCTTTAGATAAATAGAATGAATCATAATCAGTGGCTACTGCTATTATATTACCCATTCTTCCAAATACAGTTGTAACTGCATCTGAGTTATCTACCTTTTGCCATGATGTTCCATTTGATATAATCCAATCTCCGACTGCGAATTCAATCGTAAACTGCGTTCCAGCTGTATCTACAACATAATATTCACCTTTTGTATTTGAAGCAGGAGAACCAGCTAAAGTTGGTGTATTTGTTGATGCATTATATGTACCCTGATATGAAACTTGTCCTAATATAGAATCTGGTAAATATGACTCAGCGATTTTGGCACCTGCATTTAATGGAACGTATCCTAATGCTTGTCCTTTTTCAGATAATAATTGGTAGGTAGGTAAATCTACTATTTGTGATGCACTTACAAATAAGGCACCTTGATACTGTGTTACGTCTCCTTCAGTTACATTATATGTTGTTATATAACCAGTATCGTTATTGAATATACTTATATTTGAACCTGAAACAGTTGTAAGATAACCTGCGTCATTAGCTAGTTGGCTTATATTTGAACCACTTGCAATGTAGTTTTCGTCATTAACGAATTGACTATTTGATGAACCTGATATAACATAATTACTGTCATTCTCTAGTTGACTGTTACCTGAACCTGATATAATGAAATTTTCGTCATTTATAAATTGTGAATTACCTGAACCTGATACAACGTAATCGGCGTCATTAGCTAGTTGAGATACTGCGCTACCTGACTGAATATAGTCGCTATCATTGTCTAACTGTGAATTACCACTACCTGATATAATATAATTAGCATCATTGGAAAGTTCAGTTACTCCTGAGCCAGATGTAATGTAATTTTCATCGTTATTTAATTCAGATATATTACTTCCACTCTCAATGTAGTCTGCATCGTTTGCGAATTGTGAAATATTAGAGCCTGATGGAGTATATGAGGCATCGTTGTCGAACTGACTAATCGCTGAGCCTGAAGTAGTGTAGTTTGCATCGTTATTTAATTCAGATATATTATCCCCTTCGCTTATATAATTTTCGTCATTTGTAAATTGACTATTTGATGACCCACTTACGGTATAATTTGCATCGTTTTGGAAATTACTTACCCCACTACCTGATTCAACGTAAGGTGATGTTATCCATTCAGTATCGTAGTCTGCACTACCTGATTTAAATATTAATTGTCCATCGCTTCCACCTGCTGGTAATCCAGGACCAGCTGGTCCTTGTGAACCACTAGGATTGATTATTTCAATCTCTACTATATTATTTGATTCTGTAACGTTTACTAATTGGTTATTAACGTTCTCTATTACAGTTATGTTGGTTTGTTCCATGTTTTTATTATCGAGTTACATCATTAATTATTACCCATTCTCCTCGTAAATATGTTTGTACACTTTCATCTGGGAATGTTATTTGTAGGTCATATATATATTTACCAGCATCTATATTAATTATGGTGCTTTCTAACTGTAATTCTCCATTTGACGGATTTGGTAATGTGATCTGTTCATTCTCAGTACTAAATGTAAATGCCGGGCTACTTTGATATGATTCCTTTAATTGTAATTTTGCAGTAGCATCGGTTAGATCTATTGAACCACTTGTTTCCCCATTTGAAGTAGAGAATCTAAATAATTGTCCATTAAATGTATCTCCCTTAATGTGAGGAGGGAAATTATATGTTGATTGTGTTTGTGCCATCGATTTTATTTATGGTTATATATTATGTTATTAGTTTTCTCTATTGATGGATTATTTCTCTAATAAAGTGGGGACCTATTTGGTCCCCTATAAATATATTTCCTTACAAGGTATATTATATTCTATCATTGTATATATCACACGTTAATTGTTCTACTTCCCCTTTGGTTAGATACTTACTTGATTTATTTGTAATCTTATTACATTTTCTTACTTTAGGTAATTCAAATATTTTTTTGGCATCTCTTGTTAATTGAGGTCTTGTTTCTTGTTTTAATGTTTTCTTATTCAATACTGTTTGTTTTTTAGTTTTTTTAGTTGATATACACTCCTTACATGGGTGTGTTATATTACCCTGATATTGGAAGAAATGAATGTATGATTTAGTTTCATTGCATTTTTTACATTGTATTTCTGTTTGTCCACTTTTTGGTATTTGTACTATTTGTTTTGTATTTTTAGGTTTTGTATTTTTAGGTTCTGTATTTCTAAAAACCCAATTGTTATTTAATTTGTATAGATTTTTGAATTTATTTTTATCTAATACCCATCCTTTAACATTTGTAATTTTATCTTTTATTATTTCTCCAAATATATATTGATTATTTGGTTTTTCTTTAGGATAAAATTCTTCAACATAACTTCTTATTTCTTTATAATCATATGGTCCAATTCCATCAATTGAATATTCAGGGTGGAACCAAATATATTTTTTGGTTTTTCTTTTTGGATTTTTTAAAAGATTGGAATCATATTCTTTTCTACATACTTTACAATATATATCTAAACCATCTTTTTTAGCATTATTAATTCTAAATTCATTTTTTGGTTTTTGGTTTTGGCACTTTTGGCACCTTTTTAATTCTATATTCATCATAACGTCGTTTAATTTCTGATTCATGTTTTTTATATAAAAACTCTACTTGTCTTACTAAATAGGTTGAATTACAAGTACATCCTATTATTCTTGGTTTTTCTGCGTCTAATAATATCCGTTCTGTTTCTAGATATATATCCATTGTTGGACGTAACATTCTTGTACCTCTTACGGGGATCCATTTCTCAATTATATAATTAATATTTTTCTGTGTATATTTCATATGTTTTAATTTTAAAAAACGCGCTGATCATAGATAGGACACCTATGTCGGCGCGTTGAGGAAAGAAATTAATTATAATTCTAGTGCGTCTCCGATAATATATTACCTAGGAAACTCATGATTGTTTATAATTTGCTAGTACTTTGTTTACTAACTCGTCCATCATTCCTAATGTTATATCGTTATTCATGTCTTCTAATAGTTCTGAAGTTTGGAATATAATATCTAATGTTGGTAAATCAGCGTTTATATTTACTAATTTTAATACTCGTGATAATTGGTTTAATTTTGTTTGTTCCATGTTTCTAATTTATCATTCATTCTTTTTGTTGCTTCTTCTATAATTGTATCAATAAATGTAAATTGATATAAATTAGTGGGTGTTTCTTGTTTATTCATCGGTTTGTATGTAATTTATTATGTAATTAAAAATAACGGCTAATAATGCGCTTATTGCAGCGTAATATAGATTAAACGTAACTAATAATGTTAACCAAAATGCACAACATTTAACACAATATAATGCTTCTTTAACTGATTCAGGTAATGGTAATTTAAATACTAACCAATCTTTAATACCCTGAATTGGTGTAAACCAATGTGCAAACATTATTCCCAGTATAGATAAACCTATTATTTCCATTATGCTTTTTGGATATTATATATTCTCCTTCTGTTTTTGTTTATATATTTTGTTTCTTGTTTCTCTAATTCTAATGGTTCACAATTCTCTAAAATATTACTTACAAATACTGATTCACCATGTAAATCGAAATCAGCTTGTAAATTTGGGTTATCATGATATCCTCCTTTTAAATTAGAGAAATGTTGTTGTATACGTTTATTAGGTTCAATTGATTGACCAATATATACTTTATTTGTTAATGTGTTTCTTATTTCATATACAGCTGGGGATAATTTGTATTTCCATCTATTTTTAGATGATTTCCATTTTTCTGTTCCGTAATAGTCCTTTTCTGTTTCACTTTTACATGACTTACACCAAGATTGTAATCCATCATTAGATGATTTATTTTTACTAAATTGATTTAATTCTTTTTCTGTTTGACACTTTTTGCAATTTTTCATTTTATTTGACATTTTAATTGTTATACCTATAAATATTATAAGAGAATGTAAACCTCGATTTATTTTAATTTTTCTTGTAATTGTTCAGCTACTTGGGATAATCTTATTATTCTTTGGCGTTGTCTATTAATACTATCTAATAAATCCCATTGTAAGTCTTTTTCATAGATAAAATTTAATATTTCTTGTTTTGTAGGTTTTTTAATTATCATCTTTAGATAGTGTTTTTAGGTAATCAATAACTATTTTTTCAATATATAAACGCATTTTTAGCCGATATAATGCGGTTATTTGTTTAATGTATGGGAGTATATTATAATATAGAGATACCGCGAAAGATACGGTTAAAGTGATTATAAATAGTTGTTCTCCAGAGTTTAAATTTGTCATATTATTGTATTTTTAATTTTTTTATACAGTTACATCTGATATTATGTTTTATTATTTTTAAATCATTAACTAAATGAGATTTACTTATTTTCCATTTTTTCCATAAATCTTCATATTTTTCACCATTTGCTAATTTTTGATTAATTAATTCACGTTCATATGGATTTAATAATTCTATTTCTTGTTTTATACAATCTATTAATTTATGTTGTAAATTTTTATCTTCTTCATTTAAATCATTATTATCGTATCTACTATAATCGATGGGGAGTAACTCTCTAATAGCCATAGTTGACTTTCTATATTTGTAATAGAATGGGGACGAGGATGATTTAATTTGGAGACTCATATTCTTAGTTAGATAATTTTCTAAATTACCTTCATCTAAAATTATATATTGATCTTCAATAGATTTACTAAGGAAATCTTGAACTATATGAGTAAGTAAATCAATACCAAACATATTGAATCTTGTTGTAGTTACTTTTTTTGTATTAATTAATAATTGGTTATAATTATTTTTAAACCATTGATCTATTTCTGCCTTTTTTTGATTTATTGTCATAATATTTTATTATATATGGGTATAAATATGTTGTGATAACTAAAACCTGCAGAGAAAGAAAAAACCCTCACAGTTATCTTGTGAGGGTTACTACTTAGGTAAAATGTCAGTAAAACCTAAATAAATTCTAATTGATTACATTACAAGTATTTATTCTGTAATAATTTATTCCTTCTTCAGTATACATTATTTCTGATTTACTATAGGAATTAAAATTATTATAAATAGTATTAGAACTAACTAATATCCAATTTTCTTGAGGTTCTGTACCTGGTGGAATATATGATTCAGGTGTAATATATAACTCAGTAACACATAATGATACTGGTTCGTAATTTTTTTCACAGTTTATAAATATTAAACCTAAACCTAGTACTAATAATAATTTTAATTTTTTCATTTGTTTATTTTTTTGTTATATTTATTAAAATTCCTACATTGATATATTCTGGAGATATTACTATTAATGGAGATACCAAACCTGTTCTGTAATTCAATGTTAAACTTGCAGCTGGAATAATTCCTCCTTTTACCATCCAATCTGGTAATTTATTTTTATATATATTTGTGTTTTTTATCTTGTTAGTTCCTTCATAAACATGAAATTCTCCATCTAATGTAAATTCCTTTTTAAATGGGATTATTTTATCTTCAAATAAATTCTTATAACCTGATATTAGTCCAATATTTAATGAAGCTTCAAATTTACCTATTTTTTTACCTATTCCTAAAGTACCTAAAATTGATAAATTACCATATGAATTTCTGATTACACCTGATGAAATATCTCTAAACCAATTATTATTGGTGTTTTTTCTATAAATAAAAATTGCACCTAAATTTCCTCCTTCACCTTTAATGTATTCATATTTTGGAGTTCTATCAAAGTGATATGTTTTTAAAGGAATATAAACTTTATATTCAGTTTGTGAGTAGATAAGTGGGGAAATTAATAAGGTAAGTAATACTAATAATTTTTTCATTGTTTTGACATTTTAAATTATACTTAAATATACGAATAATATTTCGGGTAACCAAGTAATCGAGTATAAATATTAAACTAAATCTGAAACCTCAAAAGACATTCATAATATTGATCTGATTGATTGTAAGGGTAAGATATTTATCTTTGATATTACTGTTTATCTCACTTGATAGTAAATGTTTACTTATTTCTTCTTTACTTGTTTCAATTCCATTTACTAACCAGGTAGTTTCAATTAAATCTCTATCAGCGTATATTCTTAAGTAATCGTTTCCTTTATGAGTAATTACATAACCATCTATTTTCCATTCACCCCAAGGTAAACCAGCATTTGTTTTTGGTGCTTCACCTATTTGTCTTTTTTCTTGTGTTTGAGATATGTTATCATAAGAAATACCTAATCTAGCATTCTTATATATTGATATTTTTTCTATTTTTACATCACATGATTTTTTAACTTTAGCATCACGCTTAGTTTCAATTGTAATGAATGTACCTTTTTTATAATTTTTTAAAAACTCCATAACTTATATTTTATTTACTTAAATATACGAAATTATCTAATATAAACCAAATAAATTGTTAGCCGTTATTTTATATTTACTGTTTTTGATCGATACCTTATATTAACTAATGGTAATAGGTGAGGATATCGGTTACTGTCGGTAAAATTTTCCAAGTATTGTATTATTATAGCTATCTACTTCTAAAACATTATACTGAAATTGATATTTTACTTCTTGATATGTTAAGTCGCGTTTAGAATCACAAAATAATAATATTTCCCTAGTAAATTTATCCTTCCCTAATCGTTTAATATCTTCTAATAATGGTTTAGATGAACCATAGTAATTTCTCCAATTAGATTCAGTTATTACTTTTTTAGTTGTAGGATTCCTACCTCGTTTAGTTGGTAGATTAGCCGCTTCCTTCTTACCTAATTTCTTGTTCACCGTACTCCATATTAATTTCTTACCAATGTAAAATACCAGTGAATCTTGGTTAATAATGCGATATATGAACCCGATGGTTAATTTTGGTATTTGTTCTAATTCTTTATTTTGATACATCCAATTCATAATTTAATTTTGTTGATACATATGAATATTTGAAAATGCACCCCATATGAATATATAATATAATAATAAAATATAATAACCCCTGCTGTGATAACAACATAATAAGAATAATAATAATAATAGTAAAAAAACCAATAATCTAGTACATAAATGCCATGGTCCCTGCTATGAATACAAAATGAAACCAAATAATAATAAAAAAACAATTAATAAAAAATTTGGAGAAGCAAATAATTAATTGTATATTAACAATAATAATAAGAAGAACAATTAAATATATAATAGTTATGAACAAAAGTTGTTCATGGCTTTATAATAAAATATTGAGGTTTTAATAATTTTAACATATTTATATGTGCCACTATTAGATTAGTGGATAGGGTTCCTGCGGCTTAGTACCCCGCAGGTTCTGGTCCCTATTAAAAAAAACCAGATAATATACTAAAAACCAGAATTATGAAATTACTACAAAATCAACAACTCCTACAACTTTTAGAAACTGAAACATCCAAATTTGGTGAAAAACAACAATTATGGATAGAACGTTATTTATATATTTATACTCTTATATTAACAAGACAAATAAATAATCATTTAGGTGCACCAATTCATTATAGAATTGAAAAAGGTAAACTAAATATATCAGGTTCTAAAGACTATACAAGAATATTTAATTTCTTCAAACAACATAATATAATATCAGTATCTCGTGAACGTAGAGTCCGTACTTCATGTAGAAGATATACTGTTCAAACATATTTTCAACAAGGTAAAGTAGTAGAATCAAAAGTATTAGAATTAAAAAATGAACACCAAGATTATGGTGATTTATTAAATAAATATTTCCAATACCTTAATGAAATTACAGTAGAATTACCTGAAATTAATGATATATCTGAAGTTCAGGAAGTAATATTAAATAGAATTCAAAATAAAGATCATTATATTGCACAACCACATGAAGATTCTCGTATTTATACACTAATTTGTAATTTAAAAAAAGAAAATAGACAATATTTAAGATGGAATAATAATACATTAAATCAAGTTGATATATCAGCATCACAAATAGTAATTGCTATTGGATTGTATAATAAACAATATGGTGAATTACCTAAAGATGTACAAGAATTATTAAATATATGTAAAAATGGGAATATATATAGTACTTTAAATTGTACTAAAGAAGAATTTTATAAGAATATATGGTATAATAAAGCTAAATACATGAATAATGAATTATCTAATACATTTAAAGAGTTATTTCCATCATTATGGAATTTTATATATTCTATTAAAGTAAAACATGGTAATAAAAAATTAGCTATGTTATTACAAAAATATGAATATCAGGTTATAAGTAAATCGATTGAATATCTTTATAATAAAAATATACCATGTATTTCATTACATGATAGTATAATATTTCCAGATATTAATAAAAGTGGTGTAATTAAAATGGTGATGGAGAATACATTTAATAATATATTCGGAATTAAAATAGGATTAAAAATAAGTAAATTTTAAGTAAATTACCATTGTTATTACTCCCAATAAAACCATACCAATTATCCAATAAAGGTTATTTGAGTTAGTGGTTTTTGATTTTGTTCTACTTGTTGTATCAACTGTCTTACTTTCTCCTCTTGTTTCTGTAATTGATTTAGTAACTGTGTCCTTTTCTGATTGTTGGATAAACTTAATTCTTGCATTTTTAATTGGTATTTTATTTATTATTATTGGTTTTGATGTATCTATTGGTACTATAGTAAGTGATGTAAAATCCACGTTAGTACTCGCATTAATTTTGGTAACAGTTGACGTTGTATCAACCAATTCCATCTTCGTTTTAACTTTTGAAATATTTGTAGTGGCTTTCCTAGCCCCACAACCTACCATCATTAAGATGGTTAACGCAATTAATATTTTTTTCATTATTTTACTTTTTCTAAAGATGTGTTAAGGTACACTATTTGATGTTGAATTTTCCCTCGAGATAATGATTTAAATTGTCTCCAAATAGTATTCAGGGCTTTATTAAATCGTTGAACATTTCTCCATTTATGGTATTCATTATCTTTACGATAGAAATACTCGATGGTAGAATCATCACAATCGACTTTAATTATGTTTAATTTAATGTTCTTCTTCATAGCTATTCTTCTTACAAGTCTAACACAATGAACACCTGATATAATGACCGGTCTATTAGAATAATGATAATTTAAAAATATACTCTCTAGTCTATCTATAGTTCTATTTTCATCTCCTGTTTGCTCACGTATATCATCAGTATTTATCATTTTACGGTCAAGTTTAGCCGATATCTCGCGTGCAATAGTGGATTTACCCGATTTGGTCGTGCCAAGAATAATATATATATTTTCTCGGTTAACCTGTTTTAATAATGTTTTTGTAACTAGTGTTTTAGGATCCATTTTGAATTTTGTATCTATTGTGGAATCATTTTCCTTACTACGATTGTGTTTTTTCTTCTAATCATTGCAATTACGATTGCTGCTACTATTAATACTAATCCGATTGTTTCCATATTCTTACTTGTTTTTAGCATAAGTCTGTAAAGGCATTAAAATTAGAACCTATCCAAAACCTAGAAAATGAACCATCTGAATAATGTCCTGATATTGCTCTGGTTGCTCCATTAGAGTTTATAAATAAGTCTGTTGCAAATTCAAAGGTTTGTCCGTCTGGTATAAAGAATGAAGAGACATTACCTAAGCTGTATTCAGTACAGGCATTACCGTAAGAGCTTCCAAAAGCTAACTGAACTAAGTCCGTAGGTACTCCCGCGTTTGCACCTTGTATTAATACTAAATCTAAAATCTCACCTGTAAATAAAGAAGTAACCCTTAGATTTGCGTTTCTTGTGCTATTATTAGGATTTAAGTTAAAAGTAGCTGTTATAGTCGTTATACCAGTTATGCCCGATGAAGGGGATAAACTTAACCATGCTACATTATCCGAAATAGAAAAATCTGTAGTACTTATAACATCAAAAGAGTAAGTACCCCCATTAAAATTTATATTTTGTGGGGATGTTATACTTAAAGAAATACCCTTTGTAATTTTCTGAAAGGGTACCAATTGATTATTGTCATAACTGAATATAACATCTGTATCAAAATAAATATAACTTTCTATTTCGGATTTCGTCATACATTTATTTGATGACGGAACTGCTGAACCTTTTAACTTAAATCCATCATTTGCAACCATATAAGCTAGGTCTGCAAAAGTTACTATTCCGTTGGTTACTCTTGACATTATCCTCTATCAATTAATTGTTTAACTAATATTTTTAATTGCTCTATTTCATTTTCTTGTTCGGCTGATTTTATACATAAAAAATCAATGTAGTTT